GACCGCCAATTAAATTGACCGGTTTCAAACCATAAGGTTTGTCAACAGTAGGATAAGCCATTTAAGACTCCATAGTTAAATTTAAGAACCTTTACCAAAACTAGTCGAGGATTTATTCTCTTTAAAGAGAGGCATCCTTGGGTCGCTTTGGCGCATTAAATTATTATCTACAGCCTCAGTTTGAGCGCGTGTCTGGTCTTGATAATATTTGTTACGCTGACCAACAAACTCAGTTGGGGTTTTGCAAAGTAATAATCCGCCAATCTCAATATTGTCTTTAAATCGACTATTGGGATCGACTAGCAGTTGAAACTTGGGTTGCTCATCTAACTTACACGGTTCCCAGCCTTCTCTGATTTTGGCAGAGTAATTGCGAGCATCCAGTGTATTCAGCGTTGCAACACGAATCCATCGGTAAGCAAAACCTTCCTGTTTATCTGGTTCAGGTAGCAATTCAGGTTGAGTCCACTGCTTAGGACGCTCTTGAACTGCACGGGTTTCTAACTCACGGGGTGTTTTATTTTCAGCCATTTTAATTCTCCAGTTTTAAAACTTCACGCACATATTGTTCCGGTGTAATACCAAGTTTTTTGATGGTATTCATTTGGGATGCCTTTAATCTAATCTTTTTTGAAGATGTAGTTCGGCTTGCCGGTGCAACAACAGTCGTTGATTTTGGTCTAACTTCTGGTTCATCAAAGTTTTCTGAAAATCGTTTCCGCATTGTTTTGTCCAATGTGGAATAATATTCATCAGAGCCAACAACGACACCATTCCGTTTAAGTTTTTCATGTAAACCTAAAGCTGCGGCTGTCATTTCTTCATCTTGACCAAACCAGCTATTGCGCTCTTGCCACGCCATTGCTCTTGGATCAGGACGATTGACCTGTTGTTGAGGTTGTACTTCTGTTTCACGCTCTTGTAAAGGGGGTACTTTAAAATTATTTACCCTTTCCATCTGCATTGTTGTTTTTGTGATTAACTCTTGCGCTTCCAACAAAGCGTCAGTGTCGCCAGAATCATAAGCTTCTTTATAGGCGCGACGAGCATTATCTAGCTGCATTTCTGTTGAATTCTTAACGGCATCAACATATTCTTGTTGACCATTATTAATCATGGACTTCATGCGCTTGTTTTCTGCCAACAGACGCTGAGTTGCGTTTAAAGCCTCTTCTCGCTCACGCAAAGCAGCTTCTTTTTCACGCCTTTCGTCGTGATAGACCTTCTTTGCCTGTTTAAACTTCTCTCGAACCTCGCTGGAATAGCTTTCAAGCTCTTCTTTTTCAAGCTTATCTACTATTTCCTTGGGCATTGGTTGACGATTACGGTCTTCTTCAGGCGTATCGTCTTCAATTTCAATATTTACATCTTCATTTTCAATTTCAATAGAGAAATTATCATTCTCATCAGGAAATTTAAACTCATTCTTTTCAAATTCAGCCATGATGTGGCTCCTTTTATTTGCGTTTGATGCCGCGAGGGTCTAATACTGTTGCTTCAACCGAATCTTCATTAATTAATCGAAATTCTTTGCCATGAATAATTAATCTAGAGCCAGCATTTGGACGAATTAAAATAAAATCACCTTTTTTGCACCAAGGACCGTTTGGATAACGTGTTTTGTCGGTATAACAATCGGGTCCTAATGAAACAACAAACAAAACCGTAGTTAAAACCTCTTCAATTCTGATAGTTTCATCAGCTTTGACTAAGCCGCTTTCATACTCTTTGTCAGTTTCTGGGATTGCACAAAGAATATGCCAACCTGATGGGGTTGGAAGTTGACTAGCTTTTTCTTCATTGCTGTATGTTCCTACTACTCGTGGATTATTGGGGTTTGAACCAATAAGAATCTCACTCATCTGAATGCTCCAAGCGTTGTTTAAGGTCTAAGGTATAACCCCTTGCAACGAGAAGACCTTTAATCTCGCCACAAAGTCGTTTGTACTCTTCAAATGTTTCGGACTTTCCTTCTCCGATATATTCTCTGAGTTGTTGTGCCTTTTCATCTAGCTGTTGAACTAAGATATCCAGTGCGTCCATTATTTACCTTTGCGTATGCCTGACATATTTGAAGCCATGCGTTCTGTTAAATCATTTTGTCTGGCTTGTGCTTCAGAGCCTAAACGAATTGCTTCTAAAGTTTGTTTAGATTCAAACTCTTTACGATCATGCTCTGCTTTAAGACCAATTCTTACGCCATCTGCTTGTGCTTGATTATCTACGCGCTCTTTATCTATCTGAAGCTGCGCTTGTTTTAACTGGGCGTCCATTTGGTCTTTCTGCGCCTTACGTTGTAAATCTTGTTGCTTGAGTTGAAGCTCGGCTTGTTGCATTTGCACCATTGGGTCTTGTGCTTGTTGCTGGGCTTGTTGTTGCTGAGCTTGTGCTTGATTCATTTGCAACAGACGTTGTGCAGCCTGAGCTAGAAGAGGAGCCAAACGAGCTTCCACTTCGGGGTCCATGTTGATATCTTCACCCGAAGCATTTTTCTGAGGCGGCAGGTTCATGCCTAATTGCTTCTCAATTTCAACCCGATATCCAAACCCTAGGTGTTCATTAATATGCGCTTGCATAGCTGCCTGCAAAGCTTGTGCTTGTGGTGACTGCCCTAAGACTTGAACAACTTTTGGGTCTTGCATGGAAGTGGTATGAACAATAATATGCGCTTCATGATTTTGATAAGCAAAAGCTTTAACGGGCTTGCCCATTAATATGCTTTGATTCTCTGTTACGGGGTCTTGAGGTTTTTGATCATCAGACATAGGCACAAGTTTATGCGCTTCTTTAATACCTAAGACTTCAAGCATTTGACGATGCAATAATGGCATGTTGTAGAACTGCGGGCTTGTTTGCGCTAGTTGTAAAACGGCTTGATATTGCACAATCTTCTGAGCCATTGTTGATGCATTTGGATCGGAGACTGGAATAACATCAATATTTTTATAATCAGATTTCTTAGCTTTACGACTACCTTCTTCAGGTTCGTAGTCATAATCACTAGGTGCGTTTTCAGCAATAATGTTTTTAAGAAGCTTTAACTCTTGTTTTAAAGAGAAATGAATCCTAGCTTGGACTGCACTCATCACTTTTAGGGTGCGTTCAAGAATTGCCAAAGTCGTTCCTACGGGAGCTTGGCTTGACATGTCTGATGTTTGAAGGTCAGCGGTGTTAGCAAAGCGACGTCCGTCTTCTACAATCTGACCAAGAAGTGCCATTAACACTTGGCTTGGTTCTTTGTATGGCAGAGGCATAATGTTATCTTTCATCGTGCCTGAAGCTACGTCTACGTCTCTAAATTCACCCGGAGCAATTGGGGTGTCATCCCCTTTAATTCTTAATCCTCTTGTTTTAAAACCGCCGGGAAGATTAGACAAAGTACCAGCATCAACAAGCTGACGAATAATAGAAGTGCCGGACTTGGCAAAAGCACCAATAAGATGAATAAGCCCAAAACAATAAAAACCAAAACCCGGTATATAGCCGTAATGTACAAAGTGCTGACGTTTAATAAAGTTTTTATCTTCTGGTTTCCAATTGCGGCGAATGGATAAAACTTTACTTGTACCTTTTTCAATTGTTACGACATAAGGCAAAGCTATGCCAGTTTGTTCGCCGTCTTCTTCATGTTCAAAGCCGGGTAAATCTAAATCAACATGCATTTCCAAAAGCTTATAGCGATTGTCTGTTGTAGCTCTAAAGCCTAATTTTTCAGCAATCTTCTTTTCAACTTCATCTAAAGTATTCTCAGGATCGCCTAAATCAATGTCTAGATAAAAACCAGACACTTGCAGTTTTCGGAGTTCATTTTCATTTTTACGCATAACATGGGTTACACGTTCGGCTGAGGCTAAGTCAGTGGCTCCGTAAGGCACAACTACATCTTCTGCCGGAACAAACAGAGCTACTTGCCTGTTTAAACTAGGGTCTTCATAGACCTTTCTAAAGGCGTTTCCAGAAAGCCCTAAACCCCAGATCAAACGTTCTGTCTCAGGACGATACTCTGGCATCTGCTCTGTTAATTGATAGTTCATGTCCTCTTGAACACGCAGTGCGGCTTCTTTCTTTTCCTGCGTTTCTTTGCCAATAATCTTAGTTTTAACAGGACCGGCAGCAGGAAACAAAGACATCACTGTTTCTGCTTGAAACTTAACTAAAGCTTCTGCCATGAGTGGATGATAGATTCCACAAGCACCTTCCCACGGCTCAGAACGTTCTTCAATCTTTAGTCCAAGAAGTTCTAACCCATCTACATAGGTTTGAATCCAATCTTTTCTTGAGGCGATGTCATCTTCAAAATCAGAAATTAAATCACCAGCTAATATAGCTAGTTCAGATTCGTTTAAATCTTCTGCTAGATTTTTAGAAAAATCATCATCTTCTGGGATTAGCTCAATTTCCAGACCGCCCATATTAATTGTGACTGACTCGGGGTCTTCAATTTCAATCTCAATTGCAGGCTCTTCCATTAATGTTTCCAAACCAACGGGAGCTTCGTACAAGGATTTTTCGATAGCCATAGAGCCTCTCAATAATATGCTGTTCTGCGTTTAATCACAGGTTCATCGTCTGCGTCATTTGTTAATCTAACAAAGCCGCCTTTACGAAATCTAAGTAATGCTTGTGACGTTGAGTCCACAATGTCATCATGTTCGCCGTTAGGAAATGCTGCACAGTCTTCCATTACTTCTTCTGCCCATCTTGTTGCAGGACACCACACAAAACCAGACGCAAACATATCTGAGATAGCGTTTACACGGGCTATCTTATCAGACCCTTTGCTGGGTGTATATTCTTGTAAAGGAATGCCTAGCTGTCGAAGCTCATAAATTAACGGCGCACCAGCGGCTTTCTTTTCAATAATTAAGCTATCCGGTTCCCATTCCATATACATTTCCTTAGCCTTTTGTTTAAGCTCTGGAAACTCCATACGGTCTTTAAACGCATCTAAAAGAATAATATTAGCGACTTCTCTTCCTTCAACATTGACCTTGTAGAACACGCCCCAAGTGGTACAAGCTGAGTAATCTGCGCGTGTGTTTTTTTCAAAGGCGGTATCCCACGATTGAATAATGTAGTCACAAGTGGGAGGGTCTTCATCTTCCCAAATCTTCCACATCTCTCTTTTAATGATTGCGCCTTCTTCAGAGGTGGGGTTCTGTTGGTACTGCGCTTCCCATTTACTAACGGGGATTTCAGCCTTAATGGCTTCTAATTCTTTCTTAGACCAGAACTCTTCCCATAGCGGATTTCCAGAAGGCAAAAGAGCAGGAAACTCTATGACTTCCCATTCATCACCATCTCGTTTCATTGAGTTATTTAAGATTTGACCTGTTAAATCTTTCTTAGACCAGCGGGTCATCACAATAATAATAGACCCGCCCGGCTGAAGACGCTGACGAGGTCCTGAGCCGTACCATTCAAAGACTCTGTCATAGACATCAGGACTGCCTTGCATGGCTTCTTGCTCACTATGCGGGTCGTCAATGATCAATACATCCGCGCCTTTACCGGTCACAGCACCGCCAACACCAATAGCAAAGTAATCACCGCCTGCGTGGGTGTTCCAGCGTCCTGCGGCTTTTGAATCACTAGAAAGCTTTGTAGGGAATATTTCTTGATAACCCTCTGTGTTGACTAAGTTTCTAACCTTACGTCCAAAGCCAACGGCTAGTTCTGCGGTGTGTGCGGTCTGGATAATCTTTTTCTCTGGAAACTTTCCAAGAAACCATGCTGGAAACAAGAACGAAGCAAACTCTGACTTAGTGTGTCTGGGTGGCATGTTAATGATTAATCTTTTAAGCTCACCGTTTGCAACCCTTTCGAAAGCATCTGCCATGATCTTATGATGCCGTCCAGATATAAACGATGCCCACATCTCTCCGACAAATGGCATAAAGTTTTCTTTACACCTTTCAATCTTGTCTGCCTTGAGTAACTGTGTGATCTTGTCTATGTGCGGAGAATCTTTAGGCAATACATCTAATAGCTTGATGTACTTAGCAACTTCTTCTCGCGTGAGCAGGCTCATGCTTTCGCCTTTCCATACACAACTTCGTTGTTTCTCATAGCTTAGCTATCCTCTTTGCAGAAGCGTCAACAACTCTCATTGACCTAGTCGCCCTAGGTTGAACACTAAGATATCCTTGCTTTCTTAACTTGTGTACATACTTATGGATATTGCTTTTACTACTTGTGCCAATAGCGTCTGCGATGTTCTTGTACGAAGGAGCATAGCCTTTCATCTGAATGTAAAGGGTTATAAACTCAAATACAACCTTCTGCTTCGGGGTCATCTCGCTACGCTCGTTGATTCACAGCTTTGCTGTTTCTCATTCCTCATCTCTTCGTGCATCGTACCAATACATAGGCGTTCTTTCTCCGACATAAGCTCCTTCGATATTGAAATCAAAAAACTCTTGAGCCTCTTCATAGCTCATGTCGTTTGCAAGCTTATCAATTATCTTGTCAGCACTGTATATAACTACAGGTACGTTATTTCGTATTGTTAACCCAATGATGCAATCATCATAGCCATCCGCAAATAAAAGCTCTGGGTCTAGTTTGACAAGTTTATTTTTCAAAATATATATACCCCCGGGGTGTACAAAAGGAAAACACATGGGGGGTATTTTACATGGATGGGAGAAAAAGGAGAACAGACGATTGCGATAGGGGGTGGGATGTGTGGATTAGAGTGTAGTGAACTGGGTAGGCTGACGGTCAAATAGCGGGGGTGCGGGGTGGGTGGGTAAGCCGTAGGACGAATCGTCAACCACTCCGGTCGTCATCCTAGTACATCATCCATCGTCGTCATCCTAGTACATCTGCCATTGATCAACCGGATACGTTTAAACGGTGCGAGTGTTTAAACGGTGATACACCAACATCACCACCTGTTCCTGACCTGTTCTCACGCAGGCAAGCTGCCTCAGTGTTTAAACGATTCACCGTCTAGCAGAGCGAGGTGTTGTGACAATTCTTTCTTGAGGTCTTCGGCTGACTGCTTAATGACAGTACTCTCTACCCTGTCTGTAAACATACCCACTGACTTCCCCAACAACTCCAACGCCTTGAGCTTGCCTGACTCCGTCTTGAATTCATTAGCGTGTTCTAGCAGTCGAGCCTTGATGTGAGCCTCTGTGTTTGCCTTACTGGCGAGTATCACTGACTCTTGACGTTCCAACTTCTTTTCTAACAGCACCGCTATTTTCGGATTATTCAGCAACCTGTTCGCCTCAACCGATATTGTCTGAGGTGTTGAGTTTTCTGCCCCGTATGCTTTCCTGTAAGCATCGCTGTACGTCAAGCCCTTGGACACTGCCTCAACGAAAGCCTGTTGTCTTGCTGTCAGTCCACTGTGTTTAGGCTTTTCCTTTGTCATGTCTTTGCTGCCCTTGGTGCGGATTGTCTGCTCCCCTTGGACTGCTGCTCGCAATTGCTCGCTAATGGCTGCGGGGTTTTCAAAATCTGTCAGTGTCTTATCCATCATCATCTCGCTGTCTGTGCGTAAACAACCCTTAGTCTACCCCTGTTTAAATACACAGTAAAGTTATCCACAAAGTTATCCACAGACACCACTAAATATTCCTGAGATTATTTATCGAGGTAGGTAAGGGGGTAATGAGGATACCCCCCTTGCGCGTCTCCTAGGGCTGTTTAAACGCGTTTAAACGGCATAACGGTTTTCCTTAGTTGTGGATAACTACCCCTTTTCTGTGGATAACTCTGTTTTTTCTAAGACTCGCTTAGTACAAAACCCCTGTTTTTGAGCGTTTTCCAAAGGTTAAACAATCCTTACACTACGCATTCCTTAGCCATACAAACGCAAAGCTTTGCTTAGTGATGCACCTGAACACCCAATGCTATGCATACCTTAGCCACTACATGATGCTGACCAGTTCTCTAGAGCGCATCCACTGAAACCCTCTCAGAGACCGCTTGTTGCTTAGATGTAACAACACAGTGAAAGATCATCCATGAGTTGCACCTTTCGTTAAACAGTGGTGTAATTCTGTTTCCGCAGTTGCAGTAACAGTACCTAAGCAATACTTAGTAGTCGCAGGGGTTCTAGGCTAACCATCCACAGCCGCCCCACATGGTTCTGAGCCACCGAGGTCTCAGTAGTGCAGAGTCAGGATTGCCACCTGATAAGAGCATCAAGCCACCTACTAGGGGCTGTGTAGAACCCGACCATTCAAGGGTTCAATCAGCTACAGCAAGGCGCGAGACGGTCGCAACCACTGACCGCTGAGATTAGTGTCGAGAGTATCCCGACAGCATCCACTGGGTGTTGTCTGATTTACTTTCCCATAGGAGCAATACCATGCAAACAGAACGCAAAACGCAGTTGGTGCAAGACTGGGGTTTCAAGCACAGCGTAGCCAAAATCTACGTCAGGGATATCTACAAAGATCAGGGCTACCTTGAATTCTGGACTGAGGCACAGCCTGACCTGATTCAGTTTTTTAAAAACGGTGATTGGTCAGAGGACTACCCGATTGATTGGTCGCTGTTTAGCTGAGAGTCAACCGCAAACACTTTATGAGGGTGTTTGCTGATTCACTTTCGGATCAAACAGGAGCAGTCAAATGACCACAAAGTACAGAGCAGTGATCATCAAGAGCCAATCTCAATACGTTGAATTTGAAACGGCAGATGATCTAAGTGACGCAGAAATAAAAATCAAATGGGCAAATCGCCTGTGGGATGAAACCAAGCCGTCCAACGGATTAGACGTTGAACACTATGTCGAGTGGGTTCAAGTCATCCCCAACTAAGGGTTAACCGACAGGGTTTTATGAGAACCCTGTCTGATTCACCTTTACCAACCAACGGAGCAACACCATGTATACAAACCACGGCACGGTAGCAAGCTACAAAAAATTAGTCCGCAACATCCTGAAGACCACTGGCAACACGGTCAGCGTTTGGGATGGCGAGGAATGGCAAGTCAAGCGCAGCGTTAGCTACAAGGCGATCATCTCTGCAATCGAATCGGTTGAAGAGGCTCAGATCAGGGTTCGCAACGCTGAGGGCAGCGAGATCGGTTGGGCGTTGATCATCCCCTGCCTTGATGCTGAAGAGACGGTTGCTGACTACACCGACAACGATTTCATGCACTCACTGGAGCAATAAACATGAACCAAAAACGCCGTGACGCCATTGCAAAATTAGCCCTCATCCTTGATGACGTTAAATCACAGGTTGAAACCCTGCTCGAAGAAGAGCAAGAGTATTACGACAATATGCCTGAGGGATTTCAGAACGCAGACAAGGGTGAGGCTGCTCAGTCTGCTATCAGCGCACTGGAGTACGCCGTGTCGAACCTTGAAGACACTGTAGGCAACCTTGAAGAGGCATCAGAATGAGTGATCTTATTGATGGGATTATTGACGTTGCCATTGGCTGTTTTGCAATGGCTTTTCTTTTTTATCTGTTCGGGGTTTTCCTATGACCAAGCGCAATCCTGTCGCAAAGCACTCGCCCACTGCGGGTGCAGGGCGTCACCGCATTAACACCAAGTACACCCGTAAAACCAAGCACAAAGGACAGTTATGAACGCTACCCGTGAGCAGTGGTTGGCTGCGTTGATCGAAGAATTGCGAGGCATCTTTGCAGTTTACGGTCACCCGTTGCCTGAGAAAATCCGTGCTACTTGCGGATTGCCAAGTACCAAGTCGCGCTCCAAGGACAAGCACATTGGCGAACACTGGTCAGCGAAAGCCAGTGATGATGACACCCATGAAGTGTCTGTCTCGCCTGTCGTGGCTGAACCTTTCGAGGTTGCAGGGATTTTGGTTCACGAGTTGTGCCATGCCGCGACTGACGGTGATGGGCATCGTGGCAGATTTCCTGATCTCGCCCGTAAGCTGTGGCTAGAAGGCGCACCCACTCGCGCCTGTGCAGGGGATGCCTTTCGGCTCAACTTCAAGGACATTGTCGAATCACTGGGGGCGTATCCCCATGCCGCGCTGAACGTTGGCAGGGTAACCACCACGCAGAGTACCCGTATGCTCAAAGCCTGTTGCACTTCCATCGTCTTGCCCAACGGCAAGCAGTGCGGTTACACGGTGCGACTGACAAAGAAGTGGGCTGACGTTGGCTTGCCAACTTGCCCGTTGCACAATCATAAAAACATGACCCTTTCCTGACCTGTTCTCTTTTCTAACTTTTGAGGCTAATCAAAATGAATGAAATCAATAAAGCTGTTGCAATGCTGTCTCTTGCCCGTTTAAACGCTGTACTTGTCACCCTTGGCGTTGAGCGTGTCACTGAGAAAGCCGTGGCAATCCCTGTCATCATTGACGCAGTCGAGCGCGGCTTGATCGGTCTTGATCAAATCAACGCTGCCGTGCCTGTTGCTGCTGCGCCTGTTGCTGCTCCCGTCTCTGACGATTTCCTGACGCTGCGTTCTGAACTGCGTCTTGGTCTTGACCTGTTAAAGAGCAAGGTTGACGCTGACCGCTCCAACATGACCAAGGACATGGCTATCCTTGCCGCTGAGTTGAAAGATGCTCCAGTGGACGTTGGCTCTGCCGTGCGTGATGCTGTTGCCGCAATCCTTGCCCCTTTCAAAGCCACCGCAACGCCTCAGACACTGGCTGCTGTTGTTGCGTCTATCCCTGCTACCAAAGTGACTGCGCGGTCTGTGTTCGGTGACTGCGTCTACTACGCCGATGAGACGGTCGATTTCGGTGATATGGAAGTGAGCCTGTGGGGTGACGCTGATGCCCCTGCCCTGCTTGATGATTACGTTTTCGACAAGCGTTACCTGCATGAGGCACTGACTGCCATTGGTCAAAAGCTGCCCCTAAACTGTTGGTTGGCGGGTGAGCGCGGCACTGGCAAGACTGAGTTTGTCACCCAGTTGGCTGCACGTTTACAGCGCAAGTTGTACCGTATCAATTTTGACGAGGCTATCGAACGCCTCGATTTTATCGGCGGCAATATCGTTGATGCGGGTTCTGTGGTCTGGAAAGCAGGGGTGCTTGCTCAGGCTATGCAACACGCCGGTGCGCTGATTCTGCTTGACGAGATCAGCTTTGCACGGGCGCAGTCTATCGCGGTGTTGCAGTCGATCTGCGAACCCTCTGTACACCGTGGCGTGATGATCAATGAAACAGGACAGCGCATCCCTGTTCACCCATCTGTCGCGTTTTTCTGTGCTGACAACACCAACGGGTACGGGGATTCGACAGGCAATTTCACTGGTACGCGAGACCAAAACTCAGCATTCATTGACCGCTTTTCGTACACCTTTGAGTTTAACTATCTGCCCCCCGCTGACGAGGCAAACCTCATCCACAAGCGCACTGGTTTGCACCTTGATGCTGCGCGAGTCATCGTCAAGTTTGCGGGTGTTGCTCGTGAGAAGAGCAAGGCAGGGATGCTCACTCAGCCCCCCTCGTTGCGTCAGTTGTTTGCATGGGCTGCTGCGGTGCGTGATGGTATCCCTGTTAAGTCGGCGTTCGAGTCTGCTGTGGTGCGTAAGTATCCCTCTGACTGCTCTGCTGAATTGATCGCGGTCTTCACTGCAACCGTTGACGTTGCAAAATTCAAATCATTCTTGGGGAAATAAATGAAAGGTTTCATAGCGAAGTCGGCGTTAACCGCCCTGTTGGAAAAGGTATGGCTTGCCTCCGGCAATAGCATCACCCGCCTTGACGTTAAGTTTGCGGGGAGCAACGCAGGGATACGTTTCGAGCGTCAATTCGGTGCGCTCTCTGCTACGGTCATCCTCCCTGCCATTGACGAGTCAGGCGAGGTTACTCAGGCGTTCTTTATGGACGTTATTGGGTACGTTCTGCACGAGCTTGGTCATGCGTGGTTCACTGACAACGAGCCGTGGGATGCTGCGGTGCGTAAGCATGGCAAGGTCTTAGGCGGTATCGTTAACGCCCTTGAGGACTGCCGCGAAGAGCAAGCAGTCATCCGCTCAGGCTATGCAGACAACGCCCGTGCGCTGTTCGTTCAGCTTGCCAACAACGTGTTCAAGGACGGGTTCGACAACACCATGATCGAGAACGTGGCGGCTGTTATCGCAGTCGAGGGTCGGCGTTTAAACGGGTATGAGTTGACCGTAGCTGACTTGTTCTCCGGTTGCCCGTGGGCAGAGGAAATTGCTGACGCACTGAGCGACTTGCCCTCATGCGCTAACACCGCTGACGTTGTCAGAGTCGCGGTTGCGTTGTGGGAAAAGATCAAGGATAGCAAGCCCGATCAGGGCGAAGAACCTGATGGTGAGCCTGACCAACCTGATGGCGAGGAGGGCGAGGAGGGTGATGAGGGCGAAGACAAGGGTGACGAGGGTGAAACGCCGAATGGTGACAGCCCCTCTGACAAGCCCAGTGACGAGCCTGACGAAAAGCCTGAGGGTGATGAGGGCGAGGAGGGTGACGAGGGCGAGGGTAAGCCCAAAGGCAAGCCAAGCGACAAGCCCTCCGAAAAAAAGGGTGACGAGGACGAGGACGAGGGCAGCACAGGCGGCAACGGCTCAGGTAAGGGTGCTGTTAAAAACATCCACGCAAGTGACCTGATCGAATCTCAGGCGCGGGATATGAGCAGCGACCATGTCTTCAAGTTGCCGCTGCGTTCTAAGACAATCATTGGTAAATTCAACTGGGATTAATTATGAAATCAGTCAATCAAAAGCTTTATGACGGCACGGCGTTTGACGTTAGCCGCACTCGCGCCTTGGAATTTTTCGAGGAGGAAATTGCAGCCCCGCCCACCGCAGTGGGTGCTACCCGCGCTGCTCTGTCGCAGATGCTCCGGTCTGTTGACCTAGTCGGTTGGAGTCGTAACGAAGAGTCGGGGAGGCTTGACCGCAAAGCTTTCACCCGTCTTGCTGCGGGTTCGACCACGGTGTTCTCGCGCCGTGAGTCAAAGGTCGCTGACAAGTCGGCGGTCACCATCCTAGTGGACTGCTCCGGCTCAATGGCGCGGGTGATGACCACCACTGCTAAGGTCAGCATTCAACTGACCAAGATGCTAGAGCAAGCGCGAGTCAACACCCGTGTCGTTGGGTTCACAGGCTCTCAACCAAACAGCACACGGTCACATGACTATGAGACAGGCACTGACGAGCAAGTACTGGTGACGATTGAGTTTAAAGGTCGCAACCAATCAATGCGCTCTGTCGCTGCTCAGATGGGCGCGATACGCGACTGCGCGTGGAGCGGCAACCCTGACTACTCAGCGGTCATGCACGGCGTAGAGGAGATTGCCATGCAGCCCGAGCAGCGCAAGGTCGTGTTCTTTCTGACCGACACGGGTTCGTATGACCGCACCCACATGGCTCACGCACAGCAGTTTGCTGACCGCATGGGCGTTCTGCTGATCGCCATTGGGATTGGTGCAACGGTGTCAACACGGTTTAAACACGGTGCTGACGTTGCTAACATCGAAGACCTTGGCGGCAAGACATTTACCGCACTACTCCGCACCCTGCGCTCGAAAGACTAACGCCCCTACGGGGGCAAAGGAATCATGATGGACGAAAACATACAGGACGAACACGATGCGTTGCTCGACAAAGTTGGTGACGCACTGGACGGGCATGACTTGAATGACGTTATGCCTGTCCTCGCTTTTCTGATTTGCCGCTGCGCGGTTGATAGCGGCAACGGCAAGGAACACTTTTTAAAGTACATGGCAAAGATTGCCAACACTCTGTTTGAACATCCTACTAAAACTTTACAGTGAGAACGCTATGACATACACCGTGGCAGTGCTGTTTGAAGACCGCGCCTTTGGAGGGCATGAAGAGGGCGGATGGTATTACGACTACGGCATACCCTGTGAGGTGCGTATAGCCCCTCAGAGGCGTTTTAAAACCTATGCCAAGGCTCAGGGCTACCTTAACAAGTTGCAGCCTCTGATCGCCCGTATCAACGAGGGGCGTTACCCCGTGTCCAGTGTCCTGTCGGATGGTATTTACCGCGCTTACATCTTTGGCGGTAAGCCCCGTGGCTATCCCGACTACATCCCCCACTATTGCTGACCAGTTTCCTAACCACTTTGCGAGGCTAATCATGAAGTCAATCAAAATCACTACTGAGAATCTTGTGCCGATTCAAATTGCCCTGAACGCTGCCAACGGTAATTCCAAGGCTCATACGCTCTGCCGTTCTGCGGATGTACTGGACGTTGCAGAGGACGCTGAGAGGCGTTTAACGGCTCTTGTAGGCTCTAAAAAGCACATGGTAGGGGGTAAGGCTACCTACCGCAGCGGCGAGGCTCTGCCGAACGCCTACAAGTACCCACGGCACACGACTCGCCTGTCCATCGAACGGCGGTCAAGCGGTTGGTATCTGACCGAAGTGGTCACGTTCAGTGAGTGGCGTTCTGCGGGAGGGTTGTCCTTGTTTCTGACGCAAGAGCAAGACGCTATTGTGATTAAAAAGGCACGTTCAAATTATGGAATTCAAGGAGGTGCAGTATGAACATTCAAGTCGAAGTGAAATCCAACTATGGCTCACAAGCCGTTTACCCCCGTTGCGAAACAGCAAAGCTGCTCTGCGAGTTAGCGCGGCAACGCACCATGACTCCTGACGCTATCAGGACGATCAAGGCTCTTGGCTATTCAATCGAAGTTATTCAACCTACGGTGACACTATGACTGATGATCAAATCAAGGACAAGGTACAGACGTTCGCGCTCAACGATTGGCTAGATGACTACCCGTCTGACATGACCTACGAGCAGATTATTGAATGCCTCGACAAGGACGTTTGGACTGACTGCGATACCAGTTGGAAAGAGGCAGGTATCGTGCTGTCTTCTATCATCGAGGGGCAATACGGCGAGTACGTTTCTTTGCGAATCAGAGACACGTTTAAACGAGCAATGGGTTTAATTGGGGAGGTGAAACGTGGCTAGTCACATTGTTATTGGGCATGACGAATCAAGCGGGATTCATATCTACCAATTTGCCACCGCGCATCAGGCAAGCGAATTTGTGCGTCAGGTCGAGGGCTTGGCAGATATCTTTTGGGGGCAGTACGAAATGGAAACGTCCAGTGTGCGTGAGGCACTGATTTCAATTAAAGAATGGGAGGCAGAATGACTACTTTAGAAAAGGCACAACGGTACGCAATGGGCGAGTGCTTGGCAGATTACTACGAGGATTACACCTACGAGGAGGTCTGCAAAATGCTTGTCTCATCCGACATAAATCAAGACGAGGACGGGGATACGATTATCTTCCCCGCTGAAGTGCTAGAAGACTATGACGTAGTCTTTATCATGGACATGATGATTAACGCCTATATGGAGGGTGCAAAATGAAAGCTTATTTCCGCAGGGCAACCGTTGTCGGGCATGGGGGTATGTCATGCCCCTGCTGCGATCCGAAGTCGGGCAACAAGTACGGTGCTGCTGCCCGTACCGTCATCAAGCGTCAAGCCAAGCGTTGGCTCAGTCGTTTGGTCACTCAATTAAACAAGGGGGAGTGATGCTTAAAATTAAACATGGTCGTAAGAGCGTACCGCGCAGTGGGATAAGTATTCGCGCTGCCAAGCCTAGCATTCGGGCGGTCAACCTCCACAAGTGGGCAGACAGGTTGGTGCTTGCACATTACGACCTGATCGGCGTATGCATCCCGTTTTGGGCGCGTATGGCACGGCATCAGACCAAGACAGTGCCGCGCACTTGGTTTCATTTCAACGTGCAAGGGGCGCATGATGACTGACCGCGAAGAGTTAGCCATAGCAATGGTTGACGAGGGCAGGCTGATTGATTGGGATAACAGCCTAGTCGTGCTTGAGGTGAGCCGTGAACTGTACGAGCAGTTTAAGGAACAGAAGTTAAACAAGGACGGGGAGTTTGATGATGAATAACGTGCTGATGGAAATTCGGGTGATCACTACACCTGACGGTTGGAGGGTCGAACAAAACGGCAATTACATTCCTGATGATGCGGGTAACACGCATTGGGATGACCTGTCAGACGCGCTTGCAGCCCTGCGTAAGGGCTTGGAAGTCCTAGACTTCAAGGACGAAAGATGATGAAACAGTACACCGTGACGTTCGTTGTGAGGGCGGTGATCAACCGCTCTGACGATGAGGAGGAACTACCCAATCCACTGGATAGCTCTGATTACACAATCATCTCTGCCACAGAGCCTGAGATTTTAGACGTTGAAACGATTACCGAACATGACTTGCTTTGAACTTGCCCCCCTGTCCTCACGGATCGGGGGGTTTTTTTTCGTCCAAAATTCTACGCAGAATCGGCAATAAGTACTTTGTGCGGATGGCTCACTGCGTTTAAACGGTCTGTGTTTGACCGCCAACTGGTTACTAGTAATGAGGAGCGGGCGCGAAGCAAACTATTGGATTCAGCTTCCAGACGTCCCAGCCAGATAGTTGGTCAACGTTTAAACGGGCTTTGTTTGAACCCGGAAGCAATCTGGCTGCCCGGGAGGTCTCCCGACTTTGTTTAAACGGTCTGCTGGAGGGAACTGGTTGCACAATTGCACATTTCAATTTTTGTGCAAATCAAAATGCATCCGGTGTTTCAAAGTACGTTCCGGTAGTCTTGTTGTACGACAACGCGGTTTCACCCTGAGTGCCTATCCATCTGTAACGACATTTCCATACTGCAATCTGCACCTCTGTCTTGAGCCTATGCACCGTGATACCGCAGTCGGCTTTAGCCCACCAAGCCATGCTGCCTGAAATTGCCATACCGTCCGGTCTTGGCAAATCCATGCCTGATCTTGTGATCTTGGACGGGTGCGCTACGAACCAGACATGGACTCCGTAGGCTTTGGCGAATGCCTGTACCCGTGTCAGCATATTCGAAATGAATTCTGTTTCTGAGGCTTTGTCTTTGTTATCAATGTAATTGTAGGGGTCGATCACAAGCCCTCTTATGCCCATCCTCACCACGGCGATCTTAGCCCGTGCAAGTATTGAATCAATGGTCGCGGGTTCTACGGACTCCGAATCTAAAAAAATAAAATGATTCTCTACCCATTCAAACGCATCTTTTTTCTGCGTCTCAGTCATTCTGCTTGAACCCTCAAAGAACCGTTTTTCCTCCTTGATTTCCATCAGGCGGGAAATATGGACTTCGGGCTGATTCTCAAAGGAGCAGATGGCAAATTTCCAATCATGCTTTCGAGCCAAGTTAACCATCATCTGATCAACGAAGTTACTCTTGCCTGAACTTGGGTATCCGGTCACCACGGTCAACTGACCCTGCGCGATGGTGTAAATCTGATCCACGTTGGAAAAGCCTGTGCTTGTACCCTTCCCATTCCCCTTCGCCCATAGGTCGTTTAAACGCTCTTGGTATTTGCTCGGTGCTGACAATCCGGCGACGGGGTAAGGCTCTGCGTTATTGATTATTCTTTGAACCTCTGCCGCGCCTTTGTCTAGGAAAGCCTCATTCAAGTCTTTGTAATCAAACTTAGCGACCCTGCATCGGTCTTTACCTATACGCCTTGCCAACTCCTCTGCTAGGGCTTGCCCTGCGGTGTCGGTGTCTGTAGCAATGATGACGTAGGGGGCAGCTTGCAGAATGTCGTTTGCTGACCACACAAAGGAAAACTTCTTGTCTTCTGATGCGTCAATCTTGCCATCACGCACTTTCATTGGTGCTCCCGAAGGAACTGACAATCCGTTTTTAATCCCGCATTCAACCAAGGTCAGGGCATCTATCTCGCCCTCGACAATGACAATGGGCAGACTGACGTCAATGGCATCAATACCAAAGAAATCATGCGCTCCTCCTGCGTCTTGGATAAAGTCTTTTGATTCTATGCTGCGATACTTGGCTGAGATAAGCTTACCGTCTTTGTAGTATGGGAACGCTATTGCGTCTGCGACCTTTTCTAATTTGTTGAACCACCGCTCTGCTGAGAACACCCCGACTGAATCTGCCGTTTCCTGTGATATGCCCCGTGTTTTTAGGAAATCATAGTGCTTGTCTTGCATGACGCCAAGGGCGATAGGTTTGATCAATGGGATCACATTACTCTCCGGTTTTCTGTATTTTTCGTAGGGGATAAAGCCGCTGCTGTCGCAATGATGACAGTGGTATACCCACCCATCAGATTTACGGGTGACAACGCAGTCTTTGACGTTTGATTTCTTACGCTCTGATGAGCAATCGGGACAGACGATCCTGCCCTCTTCAAGCTGTGCTTGCATTTAGCCTCCTGCGGGTTTACTTCTTGGGTTTGTTAACCTTGACCGTGTGGTCACTGTTCCTAGTAAAACTACGATTTGCACTGGGAGCTTTGAGTTTCAGATTGCTTTTGGCATTCGTTCCACCCTTGGACAAAGGCTTGACATGATCAATGTCTTTTCCTGTCCGGTCTACACCCGCTTTGTCAAAGGCATAACGCGCTCGTTCACGCGCATTACGCTTTGGCTGCTCCCCACGGGCAAGCTGTTGCTGATACTCTTTTTTAAGCGGTCTGTCCGCTTTGTTCTTGTATGGCATGGGACTCTCTTTCAAATAGACGAGGCTCTGTGATCCAGTAACCCCCTGCGTTCTTTTCCATGAGTTTACTCGCCATTTCTACGTTAGTCATGCATCTTCTATCGACCCCGTATTTACCATGACGATGCTTCTCAAACGCACTGTTAGAGTTAAAGTATTCCTTACACGACATACACTGATTTTTTGATTGTCCGACTCTCATTTTCTTTCTCCATAGTCCTACCAAGGGTGATAGCGGGGGCTAAGCACCGTGATCCATATAAGCAATTGTGAGGGCATAGCCTTAGAACAATGCTTATACCAATCCTACACAGAGTTAATGTTCATTCGACATAAGATTGTCTCACCCATGCTCTTATGTCTTGTGCAGTCCCCAGTTAAGGCTGCGAGGCTTGCCTACGGGTGTTGTAGAGCCTATCTTTCTTGAGTACGGGCGATTTAACCCTATTTGATAACGCTCTCTGACGGGAGAAAAAAAAGACCGCTTTAATCTGCACCCCGTTGGAACTCAGTCTTTGTGGGACTGACCCCCTTGACGGGGCGGGACACAGATTAAAGCGGTCTTGTTCATCGAGGTTCCACGCCCGACTACATGACGAGTATTTTATACATTATTTTAAAAAATGCAAGCGGTCAGGTATAATTAAATTGTTCCTCGTTCAGGGAATGCACTTGATTAGCCTCCAGTGAAGACCTCCCTCGGTCGGTAAAGCCACCCTTAAACCGGTGGCTTTATTTTTTCTACGACAATCTCGCAGCGAGGGTTTTCTTTGTCTAGGTGATGGTAGATATGCTTTTCCTTCACTTGACGATCATTCTTATAGGCTACGTCCTGTAGCAAGTCCAGTATCAAGGATTCGTCTAAGTCCGGTCTTCGACTGGCATACCAGATATGAATCGTCACGCATAAATCACCTTCCAGCAGGTCACCAGCGACTGCTTGCTGTTTAAACGCTGCTGAGTAGCTTAGTGCTTTTGACGATTTAATCAGTCGGGATACACCACCAAAACGCACAATCTTTCTACTGTTGCTTTTTGACGCAGGCTCACCAAATATTTTGAATGAAAGCACTTGCATTATGTTTTTCCTTGCGTTAGTATTAGGTTTCCTACTCGGAGGCTAGAATGAAAATCACTAATAAACATGGGTTGCCTGAACCCGTTGTCGCTCTCGTGTCAACAAGCTTTTATAGCAAAGGCAAAGCTGATTACTCTGTCACAGAGATCATATCACCCCCACGCATACAGCGGCTGCGTCAGAGGCATTACGCCGAACTTGAGTCAGATGTAAGCGACATGATTTGGGCTTTTTTTGGTTCGTTATCTCATCATTTCCTAGAGCAGCATAAAGTCAAAAACCACATTAACGAACAGCGTTTGTTTGTCGAGGTCGATGGCGTTACCCTGTCCGGTGCGATTGATTTGCAAAAAGAGACAGAGGGAACGGTTCATATCACTGACTATAAATTTACCTCTGCGTGGGCATTGCGAGCCGACAAGATTGAGTGGATTCAGCAGCAGAATATATACGCTTGGCTAGTCTATAAAACCACAGGAAAGAAAGTCCCCGTTTCACGCCTTTGCGAGATAACGGGAAAACAGGTTTCAGGCTTACGCATCTGCGCGTTTATCCGCGATTGGAATCGCAGACAGGCGATGACTGATCCTACCTATCCACAGGCAAGCGCACAGATGGTAGACATTCCTGTGTGGGATTTTGACAAGACCGAAGCCTATGTCAAAGAGCGCGTAGAACTTCACCGTGAGGCAAAGGTAGCTGCCGACTGGGAAATGGAGTTGCCCCCATGTACTGAGGATGACCGTTGGATTCGGGAGACGAAGTATGCCGTTCTTAAAGAGGGTCGCAAGACCGCTGTTCGGGTTTTGGATACGGATGCAGAGGCGGCTGCGTTCATCATGGAGATGCCTGAGAAAGACAGAAAGATTGTCTCCATCAGCGTCCGTAAAGGCGAGGCAGTCCGTTGCACAGGAAACTTCTGCGGGGTTGCCAAGTGGTGTACACAATTTAAAAAGGAGCAGGAAGATGCAGAAGAATGAAACCCTTGAGTTGAATTGGTCTCAACCATTGGCTAGAAACACCGACCCCGAAACCTCGCATGAGGCAGCGGCAGATGTGTCGTTTAGAGCGTCAGCGCACAGGCTTTTAGCCATGCAAGCCTTAGACCGCTATGGTGCGCTAACAGACTATGAATTGGCAGCGCGAACGGGCTTACAGCAAAACAGCATTGGCAAACGCCGTAAAGACTGCCAAGACGCAGGGATGGTTGAAAGACTTCTTGACGCAGACGGCAACAGCATTAAACGACCCGCACCATCAGGCAGCAAAGCTTTGGTGTGGACATTAACAGAGAAGGGCAGAAATTACTTGAGGGAATTAAATGCACAAGCCTGAACGACAACCCAACGAATCTTTTGCAGATTACAAGATACGCAGAAAGATGGCTCAGGACTTAGTCAAAGTGGCAAAGACCGGACAGATGACAAGTTTTCAAACAAAGTTAGTTGAAGAGTTTAAACGGAGAGGTGTGAAATGAAGACTTTAGAAGATGATGCCGCTATTGTTATTGCAGGGAGACAGGCTTTTACCGAAGCCGAAGCGGCAAAATTTTTGGGGGTTGCGAAGGGGACATTGCAAGTTTGGAGAAGCACTGGTCGGCAAAAAATCCCTTACTTAAAGCTTGGCAGTTTAGTTAAATACTTTCAATCCGATTTAGAAGAATGGATTGAAAGCCAAATGAGAACCAAATCATCTACTGGAGAAATTAAATGATGCCACCATTACCTAGTGATCTGCGTGAAATAGTTTTGTTTTACATACAAGATATTCAAGAAAGAATAAACAAAGTGGAAGAATTATTGTGTCTTAGCGAAGAGGAAGAAGAAAATGAAGACTAGGCAAGAGTTAATTTTAGATTTTATGTTGGCACTTGCGCCTACTTATTTAACGATACATGGTGAGGCGTGTGAGCGTTGGAACGAATCGTATGGCAGGACTGACGAGGGACGGTGCGATGATTGTCCGACAGC